TCTTCATTAAATGTTAATGTTATAAAACATGATTTATCGTGCATTTGGTTTTCATGCACTAATCTTACAGCCCATTGTCTGCTGTATTCTAATCTACAACCTACACACTGCCCACACGGTAAATTAAACCCTTTTGCATAGGGGAACGGTTTATTAAACGTTATTTTTCCTTCGCTTCGATAAGCGAGTAGGGGGTGGTAGCATGCCATTGCATGTTATATTCTATATCCACCACGCATTGGTTTGACGTGGTTTCTTCTATTTACTTTCATAGCTGTTTTTGCAAACATCTTTTTACTTTTCTTTCTTGACATTTTCTTTCTGTACATGTCTTTCTCCTTTTTTATTTGTTAGGGGTGTCACTCCACACAGTTAACATCAAGTAGATAACTGTGTGGGCTCCTTCTGAGCTTCTTGAGCTGTTGATGGCTCACCAGCTTCAGAAGGAGCTGTAGTTGTAGCCGAGGACGGACTTACAACTTCTGGGGTTTCTATAAAACCCATTTTTTTAAGATCTTCTTTGTTGTCGGGATCCGACACAAATTCATAAAATTTGCCTGGGTCATTATCAAATTTTTTGCGAATATCTGACGGTATAGTCATAAATTCGCTTTGTGCATCTCGAACTAAATCTAGTGCTTCTCGGTAATCTGCAACTTCCGAGAAATCTCCGTAGCGGGCTTGGCCACGCTGTACGTGTTCGATTATGCCATTTCTGTCATGTTTTTTTATTATATTAATGACTTCACATTCGTCTTTAAAATGTTGTTGAGTAAGGCTTTCACCCTCTGTATTAAACACATATTTTTTATGAGGGTCATATGCCTTACGAAACTTAATAGTTACATTTACTGATCCTTTTTTGTTCGTCATTTTTTTAGCCTCTATTTAAAAACACGTTTTTTAAAATCATTCCATAATTCGCCTTTTTCATATAATTCTGGAATTCTAGTAATTTGTTTTAATGCTTCTTGTTGCCAAGCTTTTTTAGTTACTTTTGATATTGGTGCTTTTGGATTTGTATCGTTAGCTTTGCTAACTGAATCAGTAACTTTTTTTACAATGTCGTTATTATCTATAAACTTTTTTGCACTGTAAGTATTTTTCATCCAATTTGGTGCTTGTTCAACTGGTATACCAGTTACTTTAGCAAATTGTGCATTTTGAGCACTTACTTGTGCTTTATTATACATATCATTAGCGCTAGCAGTTTGCATTGCTACTTGTGCAGCAGGTGCTACTACATTTTGAGGTGTATATGTGCTTCCAGATGGGGTTGAGGCTCCACCCATCTTGCCAGCTAAAATTGGATTTAATCCTGCTGCTTTCATATCTGCCATACCTCTTTGGTAAGAGGTATCGGACATATCTTTCTGAAAAGCCATTTGTGTAGCAGCTGCTGATTTTGCTGCTCTGTTTTGCATCATGCCACCAAGCAATGATGCTCCACCCATTATAGCTGCGCTAAATGGTTCCATTAGAAATGATCTATAAGACCAGGTACGCCATATGTAGGCATTGGTCTTGCACATTTAAGTTTAAAATACATATCCAAAATTAAATTTGGATAACTTGCTACTGCAGTAACTCTGTCTACTGGCGGATTTTCTTCTATAAAGCTTGCATTTAATGCAGGCAAGCTACCAAAATCTTGTGCCAAATGCCAGGTATCTAAACTTTGTGCAAAATTTGATCTCATTTGACCTGTTATTTGACTTGGCTTATATCGGTATTCTGCATATCTTTCTTGATATCCAAATACATCATCATCCGCTGATGTTCCTTGTGCATAGATTTCTTTGTTAAGCACGGCTTGTTCTCCAAGATGGGCGAGGGCAGGCCAATAAAAATCCCATCTTGTTTGTCTACTAAAATGTCTGGCTAATCCTTGCTGATATGTTAAATCAGCAAATACGCAAGCTAAACCTATTACTACACTATGTTCCGTAAATGATTTACTAAATCTGTGGCCGGTAAAACCGGTAGTACCATAACCACTAAGATTACCTTGTGGTGTTGTTGTATCTGTACTACTTGTTTGTGCAACAGGATTAATATTAATCCTGTCTTTTCCTCCGCCCAAATACTCTGGGCGTTGTAATCTAGCATCTGGGCTAGTTACTCCGAAGTGACTTTGTATAACTTCGGTATATCTTGTTCCACCCCTAGCATCTTTTTCATATAATCTTTGTATTTGAAAAGCTTCTCTTAACTGATTGATAGTCGCAGCTGTTGCGTCTGTTAAATCAGCATATAAAGTATTATTTTCTGAACTTGCAGTTGTATCATATGACACTCTATTTGTATTTGGTGATGATGCTGTAAGCTGATTATAAACTCCTGTAGAGCCTATAATACCTAAATTAGTTCCCTGTACTGCATCAACAGCAATAGGTGCTTTTGTACCTAAAGGTAAAGCAACTGCTTCTCCTTTTTGTGGCCATGGTAAAGCACTCGTAAAATAATCGTGTCTTTTACCTCTTTTTAACAACGTATAATTACTAGCTGTATCTGGTCCATCGCCTTTATCAACAGTAACACTATCTTGTAAATTTTGATCTCTAAACCATTCGTTATATATTAAATTATATGCTCTTCCGCATAAATTATTAAAAGTCAAATTTACATCTGTTGGTATACCAAAATAGTCGTATAACGAACTATTTGAAACTGTTGTTGTTGTTTGTGGAACTAAATAATCTGTACTGTCTCCTGGATTATCTTGTTCTCCACAAAACTTCTCCCAATTATTCCATATAAGTCTATATGGTACCGCAAAGAAAAATGTTTCTATATATAAATTATCCATAAATGGATTTATTGGGGTAGCTAAACGGCCAAAACCGTTAGCGTCCATGGTAAACGTATCGCCAGGTAAAATTTCATCATAAAACACTGGCACTAAATAACCTGCATCAAAAGTTGTTTTTAATCCGTGATCACGGTTAAATACTGATCTTTGTATATCTACTTTTGGTACACGACTAAAATCTTTAGTTAATGTACTTGGTAATGTTCCCATGGGTCCAAACATATTTTTTTACTCCTGTTTTAAATTTTCTAACTCAACTATAAATTCTGGTGGTATTTCTGCTTTTGGTTCGCCTTTTAATTCGTCCCAGCTTCCTATACGCATTAACGTAAAATCTTCTGGAAATTTGCTGAAAGGTGAATTTGGATTTTTTAATAAATCCATACATTGTCGTGTTGCAGTGCCATCGGTAAGTTCCACAAATGGCTGCATATATGTTCCTGATTTTTTGTCGTAAATGCTGTACAAGTTCTTGTCCATAATTTGTCCTCGTTTTTTTAAGTTGTTG